AGCAGCCATTAAGTCAGCTTGATGAACAATATAAATTAATGAAGTACGAGGTTTAGTTTCTGGATTAAATGACATTAAGTATGATTTATTTGCTTCATCATACAAACCATCATGTAATTTAATAGCCAACCACTCATTACGTGACATCATAATACCGTGAGTCATTAGAAGGTGAATACCTCTATCTGGTACAGACATATATTCAAGTTTATCATTGAATTTATAATCTTCACCTAGTTTTTCTTTTCTCCATTGGTCGTCTTGAGGAATATAAGCGTCGTTGTTTTCGTCACCCATTTTTCCTAAGTCATGATTTAAAGCTGAGAATACTAATTCTTCAATAGTATAAGTAGAAGTATCTACTCCCATTTCTTCCCATATAAAATGTAATTTAAGTGCTCCTTGAACTACTCGATTAACATGTTCTACGTAACCACCTGGGAATGCATTATGATATTCTTTTTTATGAGCCGCAGGCATCATCATAATACGTTCAGCATATTTTTCATAGAAAGCCAATAATTGGTCTTTTCTATCTCCAGTAATATATTCTTCAATATTACCTAAAAACTCTTCCCAGTTTTCTAAAATTTGTTCTGCTGTTAGTTTCATATTATTGATTATAAGTCATTGGTTCGCTTTCGATATACAAACGAGCTTGATCAATTGCTTCTCGCATTTCACCTAATACTTTTAAGTATTCTTCAATCGGTTGTTGTTGCTTAATAATAAAATTTAATTTGTTAGTACCCGACTCGATTTTATTTAGTTGGTGGAGTACGCTGTCTCTGTTTTTCATAAGTGATAATTAATTAACGTTATAACGTTCTTGTTATAACCCGTATCTATACTATAACGTGAAATTACTTTAGAGCCAAATTACTCTTAAAAGGAGGCTATAACGTCTTGGATTTTCTTTAAAAAAGCACATTTTTCATATTCTTCAATACTTTCATAATATTCAAGAGCATTTTTTAAAGCCACTCTAAAAGGTTTATCGGAATAAATTTTTAATGCTTCTAAATGTATTGGGTTTTCAATATCTAACTTAGTTAGACTATCATACGCTCTAGTATAAACCATATAACTACTAGCTCGTTCTACATCATCCATATCCAGATCTTGGTTGGACATTCTAAAAAACATGATTATTTGTTTAGTAAAAATCTCATAGTTAGCTATAAGTTTTTTAAACATACCTATCCACATAATAGGTCCCTCAAATACTACTTGTGTTGTATCATTAACCTCGTCTTCAGGTTTAAATACTTCGAAAATTTTGTTTATATCCATAAATATAAATATGTTTAAATGTGGGAAATAACGGGGTTAAACGACTTATTGTGATTTTATATAGCAATATTGTATAAAATAAAGATAGCGGCTTAAAGCCGCTTAACTTAGTTTTTTAAGAAAACGCTGAGATTACACGTTTGACGTTAGAACTTTAATCGGATTATTGTTTCCCTTTATATCCACAAGCTTTTGACTTGTACTCTAACAATGCCGGTTATTTAAGTGAACCACTCTTAAAGTTACTTTTTTTGGACTACTCACCTCTTACTTATTCTACTCAACCCTGCCGAGCTGATTCACACTTGCGGTGTTATAGACCTTTCGGAGATATCAATTTAAACTTGCGGTCTAAACTGGCACCCGACAACCGGATACTATGTAGGCAATTTTCGTCCGTAACTGGTAAGCGCTTATGCTTAATTTTTGTTTAATAGGTTTTGCGACCAAATATGCAAAGTATTAAGTTTTGACTTGTGGATTGTGAAAGTAGTGGCTTACCCTAAGCTAACTCACCTTTTGAGCGAGTCAATACTCAACTACTCTCTGAAGTATCCCTACCTCCATACTTTAAGATTCCTTCGTGAAGCAAGTCTTGGTAGACTTAAATCAAGGTTAGTAACAGCACCACCTGTACTCTAACATACCTTTCGGTTTTAAGATCCCTCTCATATTGACACCCGCAATCATGAAGCTGGATGGCGACATTTCTTACTTGATATCTACGAGTTATTCTTATTGCTCTTCCGAACTCAACTAAACGACCCACATCGCTTAGTCATCTAACTCATTTTCTCTACAGTGTTACCCTCGATACTAAAGGTCAGATGATATCTCGCTTGCCTACTCGAGTTCAAATTGCTTCGAACCGCAAACTACTTCAGTCAAGTAGCTCACTTTATCCTGGTTTCCCAGTTTATTTAACGACCATAGGCGGCCGACTATCATTTACCAATGCGTCCAATCCTCAGCCGAAGCTTTAGACAATCCACATTGGATGGATAATAATATTTTCAAAGAACGTTTTGTTTTTAATTTCTTATATTATTTAATATAACATAAGATTTTTAAAGAGCCAAATTTATTTTAAAAAATATTTGCCAATTTTTGTATCAAAAACAAACTTAAGATTCTGAGCTTTGACAAAATACTTAAGCTCTTTCTCCAGTTTCTTTAATGCTGAACATTTCTTGGCATACTCTTTAGCTGCTGCATCACGAAACTTAGGTGGACAGTCTACCCAATACTCGTTGATTTTAACTTCAAGAAAGCTCTTGGCATCGCAAATGTCATCACCTGAATAACCATAACTGTTAAGCTTTTCTTTAAGTTTAGAATGAAAATCATTTAATGATGTCATGATAAACTTTTAGTGCGCCTTACAGGATTTGAACCTGTGACCCTCTGATTATGAGTCAGATGCTCTAACCGTCTGAGCTAAAGGCGCTTATTAACATTATTAATATAACATCCTTTTCCCAAAAGGCCAAACTTTATTTACAAAGAGCATCTGCTACATATGACGCCACCATTGCGTTTGGTTTGCAACGAGGTGTGTATCCCATTGCTTCAATGTAACCTAATGCTGATCTAAGTACTTGATTCGATTTATACTTTGGATCTGGGTTTAAGTCAATGTCTATGAAATTAGGCTTTTGAACACCATTACTAGTTAAGTAATCAGCTAATACAATTGAGTATTCAACTTCATTCCATAAACGTGTAAATCTATCAGAAATACGAGGCACAATATCTTTAGCATAAATAACGTGTCCTCCTTTTCCTGGATTATGTAGTACAATCACTATAGCATAAGTTGTTTTATCTTTTCTATTTTGAGAATCACTACCTATGAATAAGGTTGTATTCTCATTTTTAGATAAGAAATCTTTAACGTATGGAACTAAATCAATGTCTTTTCTTGTTGAAAGACTTTTAAACTGTAAGTTCATAGAACCCTCCTTTTATTAGTACCCCATAAGAGATTCGAACTCCTATTTCTTGATCCGTAGTCAAGTGTTCTATCCAGTTGAACTAACAGGGTGTTTATTATAAATAGTACCTCTATAGGGATTCGAACCCCAATTCTTCGCTTAGAAGGCGAATGTCCTATCCTTTGAACGATAGAGGCATAAAATGTGGAGAACAGTGGAGTCGAACCACATCCGGTTTTACCCGAACATCACGCTTAGCAGGCGGACCCTATCACCGTCAAGGATTACTCTCCAAATAGTGTGTCGTACCAGATTCGAACTGGTGATGGCCTGTTTCACAGACAGGCGACTTAGGCCTCTTGTCAAACGACACCATATAATAGTACCGGAGACGGGACTCGAACCCGTAAAACTCAGATTTTAAGTCTGATATGTATACCTATTCCATCACTCCGGCAAATAGTACCTTGGGAGAGACTCGAACTCTCAGCTACCTTTCGGCAGCGCTGGTTTCTAAGACCAGTGTGTCTACCAATTCCACCACCAAGGCAAATAAGTCGAAACCGGGGGGTTCGAACCCCAACCTTCACAGTGACAGTGTGATATGCACGCCATTACACCACGGCTTCGATATTTAAAAAACAATAAGCAGAGGAGGTGAGATTCGAACTCACACCTCACCTTCCGGCGAGCGAACAGTTTTCAAGACTGTGTCAGGTACCCTGTACTCTTTCTGAGAACCCCTCTAAAACGATTCAGTTTCACCCCCTATATACTGAATCAAGCAACGTTCTAGGTCAGCCTAGACTATTAAGGGAGCCCTTGCTTTTGTTGCCCCTGCAGGATTCGAACCTACACAAACTGAATCAAAGTCAGTTGTCCTGCCATTAGACGAAAGGGCAAAATAAAAAGAGCGGGTAGTCAGAATCGAACTGACATCTAAGGCTTGGAAGGCTATCATAATAACCATTATACTATACCCGCTTGTAGCGGAGTCGGACGGACTCGAACCGCCAACGCCTGCCTCTTCAGGGCAGCGCTCTACCAATTGAGCTACGACTCCATAAAATACATAAAATTGACACTACCATCCTGTCGAAATCACTTGTTTATAGGGCCTGGTACCTTGTAACTATCAGATTGCTCATCGGATTTCTTATTTTATGTATTTAGTACACCCTGTAAGAATCGAACTTACGACCTTCTGTATGTAAGACAGATGCTACTTCCAGCTGAGCTAAGGGTGCATTTAGTACTTCTAACAAGACTCGAACTTGTAACCTTGACGATATAAGCGTCCTGCTCTCACCATTGAGCTATAGAAGCATTTTGTAGTGGACACGGTGGGACTCGAACCCAATCTTCCGCATTGCAAGTGCAGCGCTTTAGCCATTTAAGCTACCGGCCCAAATAAAATAGTAGAGTAGACAGGAGTCGAACCTGCAATAACCCGGCTTCCAATGCCGGTAACCTCTCTCTCTGGATCGCTACTCTATATAAAAGTATCCATAACGGGACTCGAACCTGTAACCTTTCGCGTATCAGGCGAATGCTCTAACCATTGAGCTATATGGATATAAAAATTGAGCTCCATGTCGGACTCGAACCAACAACCCCCTGTTTACAAAACAGGAGCTCTAACCATTGAGCTAATGAAGCATAAATAGCACGCCTACCAAGATTCGAACTCGAAACAACGGTTTTGGAGACCGTCATGATACCATTTCACCATAGGCGTAAAAACAAGTGCTCCCGAAGGGACTCGAACCCTTAACCCCCTGGTTAAAAGCCAGGTGCATCTAAGCCAATTGAGCTACGAGAGCATAAATAAGACAAAGTCAAAAACTCTCATTTAAGAGAAACCACCATCTGTCTTGGGGCCCGGTTTTTGTTTTGTGGGATATACAAGACTCGAACTTGTCTGCTAGGCTTTTACAGAGCCGGCCGTCACCATAACCTATCCCAAAATAGTACTGCGTACGGGACTCGAACCCGTGGCCTCCACATTGAAAGTGTGGTGACTTACAAACCAACTCGTCGAACGCAGCATTTAAACCACTAATTGAGGCGGGTGAGAATTTCGAAATCTCGACCCCGGAGTTAACAGCTCCGTGCTCTTCCTCTGAGCTAACCCGCCAAAAGTTCCATACGTCAAAGATCATTTTTGTTATTCTTCAGTGTTGTTACTCACTTTCTTAACTTATTTAAATATAACATCCTTTTTCTTGTGAGCCAAACTTTTTAACCCTCTTTGAAAAAAAAACCTCAAACTTTTTATGTTTGAGGTTCTTTTGATGTTGTATTAATATACTTACTCCATTCAATCAAACCTCATATTTGTTTCATCCCAAATAAAGCCTAATCCCTTCACATCCGCTATAAGCGATTGTGCCGTGCTCGGGCGATAATTGTTATGTCTTAAGGTCTGTTTCATTTTGTTTTCTATTTTTACTTTGTAGCGGGAGTCGGATTCGAACCGACGGCCTCCTAGGTTATGAGCCTGGCGAGCTGGCCGCTGCTCTATCCCGCAATATTAAATTTTTCTTTTTTGTTTGTGCTAATTATTTATGATATTAATATAACATCCTTTATCTAATAAGCCAAACTATTTTTAACTTTCTTTTTCCTGCCTTAACCCGGCTTTAAACCGCGTTTCTCATATACATATATATAGTCCTGAGAAAGTCGCTAAAGTGGTTTAAAGTCGTTTTAAGCGGTTAGTAGTCATGAGAAGATTCGAACTTCTACACCATTTCTGGTACCATTACTGGTTGCGTCTATCCTTAGATCCGTCGATCATTCCGCCACATGACCATTTATGATTAGGCTATATATGTCATAGCTAAATCATACAGTTTTGAATTCAAATCAATATCTTGATTGAAACTTTTAATTTTACGAGCTTTTCTATTTTTAGTACCTGAAATGTATTCAAACATACCATGTGTGAGTTTTTCTTGTACTATATTAAATATACTCCACAAATCATCACCTTTGTCTTCATTACGAGTTGGTGTTACCAAATCATTATAATTGATAGTAATATTTTGTAGTTGCTCTGTTCCAAAACGAATCTCAGCTGCTTTTTTAGCAAATTCTTCAATTTGTTTTTTACGCAATTTTTTATTCTTGAATTTGTTCATTGAATCAACTGTGAGTGGAAGATTTTCTACCATTGTGTTAATTACTTTTTGTAATTCTTCAAAGTCATAGCCATAGTGGCGAATCTTCAAGTTCTCAAATTCTTTAGAACAAATCACAAGACCATTTTCACAAACCATTCGGAATAATCCAGCTGTGAAAGTAAATGCGTTTTTACCATCATGACTATTAGTTAATAGTACTTGAGGCCAAACATGATCTCCATCTTCACCTTCAATAAAAAGATCTTGGTTACGAAACACTACTAGATGTTTTTGATAACCATCACCTTTACGAGCGCGTACCTGTTTAGCATCTACCACACCCCAACCTAACTGTTTCATATCATCAATGATTTGTTTAGTTGAAATATGAGCATACTTATCACTAGTACCAGGAGCACCTTTAGTTGTAAAAATTGATTTTGCTTTTTCTTTAATCTCAGATTCTGAGAGGAATTTTGTACTTTCTATATCTAACATAATCTTTATTATTTATTTGAATATAATTAACTTATTTTACTAAGCCAAACCTTAGTTAAGCTCCTCAATCAAGAAACACATACGTTGAATCATATCATGTTTTTTAGTTCTGATATCAATTCGGTACGGTTCTTTATCTAGAAGATAATCCATGTACTTTACTTGCTTAGCAAAGTTCTTCAATTTATCAGATATAGTACCTTCAACCTCTCCATCAAGAGGAACCTCAGCTACAAATGTTACAGTTTCAGTTTGTGGTTTTGGTTTACGACCTCGTTTTTTAGGTTCGTATGTGGTAGCATCCATGTTAATTTTAAGATCGGTTTTTGGATCTTTCTTAGCTGTACCAGGTGGGCGTCCACGTTTCTTTTTAGCTTCTTCTGACATAACCTTTATTGTGTTTTAATTTATATCTGAATATAATATCCTTATTTTAGAAAGCCAAACTTTAGGCTAAAATAAACATAAAAAATCCAAAGAAAATAAATGAAAGAATCAAATGTGAACCAATTTCAAATACTTCTGTAGCGATATCAGTCACACCACCATTTTGACGGATTTTATAGATTCGTGTCGCTACTGCGATCAAAACCATAATTGCGATTGCATTTACCATATCTTTGTGTTTTTATTAATTATTATATCTGAATATAACATCAAATAACCCAAAGGCCAAACAAAGGGTACAAAAGATACTAAAACGTTAAAAATTAACGGATTAGATAACTTCCGCGTCAGCTATGTCATCTACAACCACTATAGCGTTATCTGTTTCAACTAATATTTTCTTAAACTGATCTGCGACACCCGCGTATCCTACTGTTTGATCTAATTTAGCTGCTTTAATTAAGGTAGGGATTGAATCAACAGTATCAGCTATGTCTATTAGTTGTTGAGCAGTCATTTTATTTTTAGGCTGGTATATCCCATATTCTTGATTAGTAATAGATAAACCTTGTACTGCTCCAGCAATTTTTCTTAATTCAGCAGGTGGGTTAGTAGTAAGGAAATATCTATCAAATCCCCATTCACCCATTACATCATCGTTTGAAGCATCCTCTAATGATAAAGGAACAATTGTATTTCCTATTTGACCTCCAAAAATAATATTTCTACCATTAGCCATAGGAGCTAATTTTTTAATCCAAACTGCTCTAGACGCTTCATATAGAATAGAATCTGAAAATATTGTTTTATAAGCTTGAAGTAACATCTGATACATGATAGTACCTAAACCCATTCCTCTATATCCTTTATTAATATGAGTCAAATGAATCTCGGCTCCAGTCATTTTAAACGGTTTACTTACACCATTTGTAGCGCTTGTATTAATTATATCAACATCAATAAATCCGGCTAAATACCCATTTAAATTATTAATAGAGTCATTAGTTTCAGCATCTGTATTAACTAAATATAAGTGACCAAAGTAAGAAGAAGGTACAATTAATTCAAAAGGTTCAGCCTTAGCTACTACTTTTTTCTTTTTATTTACTTGTTTAAAAAAGTTAGGAACAACTTCTTCAATTGGCTTTTCCCATTCTTCCTCTGTATCAAATACATCTTCAGGAAACCCAAACTCATCTAAAAAGAAATTAGCAGTATCCTCTTCAGGTATATCTAAAGGACCTGTCCTTAAATCTATCTCGTCTATTAAATCAGTTAGTTTTATCATGAATATAAATATTAATTAAAAGCAAAAAGACACGACTTAATAAATTATAGGATTACCCGCTTGATTAAAAATACTAATTTCTTTTAATTTATCAAAAGCAACAAATGGATCTAATTTAAAAAACTCTCTTTCATTACCTTGATCAGAATCAATTCTTAGATGAGCATATATGTTATGCATTTGTTGTTCTATTTTAAAAGCATTACCCTGAGAAATAGGAATAGCAAATTTAGCAACCCATTCTGTAACAGTAGAGGTAGCATTAATAGATTTAACTCTACCTTCAACAGTACGCTCAGTCATACCAATCTTAATAATACCAGGCTCACCAGGGTTAACTAAAATATAAACATATCCTATATTGTCTTTAACAACACGTTTCATCCCATCATTTTTTATACCAAAGGCATAAATCCATTCTGTTGTATCCTCATCTATAACATTGTTAATTTCAATATTATAAATTGCTGGGAAATAAGTAAACAAACGATCAGTTTGTACTTTAGGAGCCAATCGCTTTAGTGTCATATAGTTGGAATACCACTCGTTAGCCAACGGATGATAACTTGTATCATCCAATGTACTAACAATGGTAATCTCACCTGCTTCCGCTAAGGTAAGCGCCTGATCCAATGTGATTTTATCTCTATACATCGTCTTTAAATTCTTTTGCTTTAGGATTTATTACTCACCTCCGTATGTTTCGTTGTAGTATTCTTCTGCTGTTTCTAGGTTGGTAAAAAATGTAGGGAGATTCCCGTGTTTAAACGCTTCTTCAATCTGCTCCTTTTCCATTGCTTTGGCTTCTTTAAATAATTTTTCATAGTGTCCAGAATCATCTATGAATAAAGAAGGTAATCTTTTTTTAAGCCATTCTACTGCTGTTTGTTTTTTCATAATTTTTATTGAAATTGCTCTCCGTCAGTAGGTTTAGTCAATACTATCAAACGAGCGATAGCTGCTACTTGTGATTTATTATATGTTTTCATTTTGTTTTATTTTCATTTAACCATTTTAGATATTTGTCCGCAGTTTCTATTATATTAATATTATATTCATAACCCACAAGTTTTTGACCCAACTCCACTGCTAATTTAAGAGCCAATTGTTCGTTAGTGTATGTTTCCATGTTATTGATTTCTATATTCAATAATTGCTACCCATGCTGAGCTGATGAACAACCCTGTGGCAATACCATTTATGTACTCATGTAGTGGATTTGCTACCATAAAACTAATAGCGAATACAATCCATCCTGTTAAATTCAATTTCATTCCTAATTTATTCATAACCTTTTATTTTTATTTTATATCTAAATATAAGTATATACTCCGTCGAAGCCAAACTTTTGTCTAAGAGAGATCTTTTGTTTTTGTGAGAGAGTTATCAAAAGGTTAGTTCGAAATTCATGTGGTGTTTGTGGGTATATATGTATATACAATCGGCGCGTGAAGGTCGTTTACGAACTGAAAAGTGGTCCATTCCACAGGAAGAACACGTGTACCGTTATATGGATAGTAACGCGCATGGGAGCGTACCGTATCCGTACCATATATGTACGTACCGTGTACACAAGTACTTTATGGTGTATCTACACCCTCACATGCTGTTTTTTAAGCGGATTAGATTTGGTTGTGATGTTGAATGAGCGACCACTACCATCCTCAAATT